TGTAACATCAAATACTGCTGTAATATCAAATACTGCTGTAACATCAAATACTATTTCTGATAGTCTACCTGCGTCATAAGCAAATAAACAGTTACGACTTATAAATATCATAGTAAGTTGGAACATATAATGACTCTTTTAGCCCCTACATATCGTAACGATTATATTGGTGAAAACATAAATGGATACAATACTGAAGGAGAACCTTACAGTATATTTGTGCCGCCTAGACCAAATGTTTTTATTCAACCCAGCACAAATACTGCAATTGTTTTAGGAAATGGTAGGTCTAAAAATATAGATCAGGTAAAATATCTTTTAGAAATAAATTCTAAAAAATCTGCAGAAGGATATAAGCTAGTATATGCATGTAATAAAGCTATAAATGATGATATGGCATATGATTATTATGTTTTAAGACATAGAGTTTTTATGTCAAATATAAGTCAAGATAAGCTTACACAAGTTTATCTGCCAGCTGACATCTTTCTAGATTACAAAGATCAAACTAATCTTATACCTTATGTTAATCATGGTTTTGATGCAGGAGCAATGGCTAGTTTTATAGCATGTTTTGACGGTCATAAAAAAATTATGCTAGTTGGGTTCGATGGTGATCTTGGTAATGGTTATAAAACTGCATACGACAGTGAATTTCCTTACTCTGAGCCAGATTTAGCAGAATGGTCAAAATGGCAAGATTACTTGTATCATATTATGAAAATATACAAAGACGTGGAGTTTTTTAGATTAGCATATGAATGTCAAGCAGCCCCAGCTAAATGGCTGACTCTTCCTAATTTTAAAGATTGTACGATGCGTGATTTTGTATTAGCTGGCGATTTTTAAAATATCATTCACAGTTTTTAGCTTTGATTGGATGTCATAGTTACTAAGACTGTTGTATAGTCCTGGGTGTAAAGGTTTTGGGAAACTGTCTACAGCACACCAACAATAACCTTTATGTTCTTCACTTAATATTGGTATAAATTCTTCATCGATTATACAAATAAAAGTGTGATATTCAAAATTACCATCATCACTTCTAAATAGTTCTAAAGGTATAGTTTTATTAATTGTAAGAGTTCGTCCGATTTCTTCTTTTATTTCTCTTTGTAAGGCCTGCATTACTGTTTCTGATTCTTCAACTTTACCACCTACTAATCCCCATGTATTACTATGAGTATCATTGTCTCTTAATAAGAACAATAGTCTTTTAGTGTTATTTGCCAGCAGCAAAGTTCCACATGCTTTGAATAATTTTATATTACTAACAGCCATAAGCCTTCTCGATATAAACCTTCCCAGCTTTTTTGCCAAATACCTTGTAAGTATTTGTACTGAAGGCCAGTTCGTATATTAGTTACATATTCTACAACGTTAGGCTGAGGGTTTTGGCCGCTGTAAGAAACAGTCCATGATGAACCATTGTATTCAATTATATCGTTTGCATATGCAATAACAGGAGAATTATCTGCATTTCTCCAAGCTAGTGGATTGTGATCAGCTTCATTGTGTATATTACCTATGTTATTATTAATCAGCAAATAACGTTGACCTACTGCGGGTGCTGGCAGACCTTTATTAGGTGCTGCTTTTAATGGATCAATTATGCTGTCAACTGCCAGTTGCGTATTTGTAGGTATAGTGCTTGGATCTATGTTAAACAATAGTATTGTGTTGTCAGTTGGATGATAGCTTATAGTTCCAACTACGGTATTTCCGTTGTCTTCGTTAACAAAAGCCATCATGCTTATACCATTGGTTATCTCTCCAACATAGTTTATCACACCGCGCCATGGTATAGGATTACTTAATATAGTAGGAACAGCTAAATCATCGCTGTAATTTGTTGCTTGTGTAAGTCTAACTTGTCCGTCAGCAACTACAACATCATACCCACTGGGAGTAAACCATTGCCTTTTTGCCATTAACTCGTATTGAGTTTCTATAGCTTTATATACATCTCCATGTCCATCAAAAAGACTCACTACTAGACCAGTTACAGCGTCGAGTTTTTTAACCTTAGCAGGGGGAGTAATAAAGATTGGTATTTCAAAAGCCATAGTCGCAACATCTATTGGCTCATCTGTGCCGACAGGAATAGTTCTACTAGTAAAATTAGTGTCAACTAAGTTAATAACACTTAAACTGGTCCAATCTAGAAAATTTTCTGTGCTTTGAATTTCTAGACTAGGATTGAACATTACCGCAATTTGTTCTAAGAGTTGGAGTTTTTGTTCAATGTTGCTTGTATAGATGTCTAATTTTAGATCTAATCTATAAGGAACAGGCATCATACGTTCGACGGTTAATGCATTTTTTTGATAGGTTTTGAGTTCACCTGTGTTAGGATCTGTTGCACGTTCTCTAATAGATCTTTTTTCAATATAAGTAGGATCTTGTATCATTGTTCGATTATATTTTAAGTTGTCAATATAAACAACCATCATGGGGACATTTTGTAATGTGTTTTCACTGTTATTTTTTAGTAATGCACTTACAGCTCGGTTAGTATCTGCATATCTAACTGGTACTGTAAGATAAATGGCATTTCCATTAGCATCTTGTCCGTACTCAACTTGAAAACCGCTAAAATATCTTATAAATTGCAGTACAAATCTTCTTATCTGAGCATCATAAAAATATTGCATTAGAAATCACTCTTAGGTAGTAGAATCTTACTTAGTGCTTGTCTTTGTGTAATAGTTTGACCTGATGTTATTTTGCTTGTATTAGTATTATTCACGAATGTTCCTAATTGTGTATTGTTAGTAGCGCCTGTTAATGCAGCACGTTGAACATCATTTACTATTCTCCACACTAGTCCATCCCATCTATACAACGTATTTGGTAGATAATCAGTACGCAAACAATATTCTCCAACTTTAGGATCCTCAGGAAAATAAGTGAGACTAACAACTGTAAATCCGTTTGGCGCAATTGAACTGCCAGTCAAGTATCCTTGTATATTTTGAGTAGGGGTAGAAACCGTAAGATCACTTGTATAGTTTATGTTATCTGCTGTAATTTCGTTTTGTAAACTTTCGTTCGTCTCAGGATCAACAGGAAGAACAAAAAACTTTTCAGTATCGTAACCGCTAGTTGGCAAGTTATTTTCGGCTTGCTGTACTATTGCATTATCAACAGCTAAATTCTTCAGATAAGGGCTCATAAGATCTTTTAGAGTTCCTCCTGTTTCATTACCATCACTATCGGTGTTAGCTTGATTAAGAATATCAGCAAACTCTTGACTATCAACCATTGGAATGACTTTGACTCTATAAAGATGTGGCCACCATGTTGGACTATAACCTTCAGCTGCTTTTAATATTTCATTGACAACATAAAATTTCTTTAAACTAGATGGAGTTTGATCATCCAACGGCCAATAATCTTTCATATTGGGCATTTCTAAAACATCTCCAGGGATTAACTTGCGACCAATCCTTTCAATCATATCATTTATATGAAAGGTTATGAAAAGATTATCGTTATTTAGAAATAGTCCAAATTGACTTAAGTTAAATTCATTATCGTTAAGGGTATAGTGTCCCCTCATTTTATAAATGTCTGGCTCGTATTTTCGATTACGATTTTCTAAAAATAGTAAATCTTGGATATTTTGTTCACTTTGATTGGTATAAACAGGCTGTGTTGCATCTCCTGTATTATTTGAGTCTGTTACAGGTCCAAGTAATTTGTGTATCCATATACCAACTCCTCCCGCAGTAAAAACTTCACGAACTCTATTGTCGAAAAATTTGTAATCGTTTGAATGATTTTCACGCCATAAGCTTATTCTTGGCATACACAGCACCTCTTTTTATATTTATTGCCCTAGGCTTTTAAAATTTATACTTGTATGTTTCTACGTCGGCTTCAAATGCTTTAGCAATGATAGATTTTGTTTCTTCATCAAAATATTGTTGATAATGCTCATGACTTGTTGAATTTATATGAAGAAGATCACTATTAATAGACAACATATTTTTTATGATATCAAATTCAAACTTTAGGTTCTCTGTTTTTAAAACAAGGTCAGTTGATTGTTTAATCCACTCTGTTTGACAAGTTGATAGATTCCACCAAAATTCTTCTTTTATTTTTAA